TGCTTCGAGCCTAGGAATGGACGATAGCGCTCCTGAATCAGTTCGTTCATTACCCCTTTGGCATGTTTCTCGAAATTGACGTTGGCGAGATTGATGACCATCTTCGGGTCTGGGTTACGCTGCCCTTGATAGCGCTTCAGTTGGTTCATGTAGTTCGCATCACCAGCCAGTTTATTCACCACGCCTTGCATGAACGCCTTGCGGAGTCCAGTAGTTGCGGCGTCGTCCAGTTTCAGGCGAGAGGCGTAGGGCTTGAAGAGTTCCTGAAAACTGTTGTTCCCATAGGTCGTTGTCGCGGGATGGATGTTGGTATCCCAGTGAATCTGACGCTCTTTGGCCTCAATAGCCTGTTCCCGCTGGGAGACTGGATCTTGCTGAGTTTGTACCTGACCATTCTGAACCGGCTTGGGAGCGTTCTTGCTGGCGTCAATCTGGGCATCCCACCACGTCGCCACCCCATTGAAACTCTGGACGATCTTCTGAAACTTGTCATTGATCCAGTTCGTCTTTTGGTCAGGCGTAAGCCATGTTGGAGGCTGTTCGTTGAGAATGGTCGCAATCTGCCCCAGCCCACTAATCATGGGAGAGGATGTCAGGGAACTTACCAGATGAGGAAGAATTGCCGCTGAATAGGCTTCAGGATTTGATTGCTGAATCCGGCTGAGAATGGCAGGAGTGAGTTTCCCTAGACCCTCATTGAATTTCTCATCGAATAGGTCGAGGACTTTGGGGTCGCCAGCAGCCAGCATCTCATCAGACTGCTCATAATCCCGAATCTGATCCTGAATCGCGCCGATAGCTTCGACGCCTTTATGCTCCCCAAACTGCAGACCATCAAGGACTGCTTTGACTTCCCTGACATCGTTGACGCCGTTCGGGTAAAGCTCCCTGAGAGCACTGTCGCGGAAAGCTAAGTCCTTGCCGTACTTGGCGTACTTCGATACTTCGGGATCAGTGGCGCCATTGGTCGCGGACTTCAGCCAGTCAGAGAAGCGTTTGGAGAACTTGTTATCGCTCTCTCCCGGTTGCTGTTCTGGCTGAGACTCTACTTCGGGTGTTTCAATTTCCGGCGTTTCTACTTCACCGCCAACTTCAGGTAGATCGATCAATCCGAGTTCGTCTGGCATTTGTCTCCCTGTCTCCTATTTCAACGGCTTTCCGGCAACACTTACCTTTGTCTTGGTCGGAATACCCTGTGCATCCACGCCTTCCTTCTCCTGAATGATCTCGTGAGTCTGATCTTCGGGCTGCAAGGCGTCAGGCGGCATCTCAAGTCCCATGGCCTGGAACATCTTGGTCTGGGCATCTGGCGGGAACTTTGATGGATCGATTGAGACGCTGCCCTTGAACTCCATCTCTCTTGGAGGAGCGAGTTTCTGAGCCATGTCCTCATGTTCCTTGTAATGGAGGAAGTAGTTCTGGTAAATCGCTTTTTGCTGTTCGTCCCCGAACTTCAGCTTCTGTCCAGCGGGAGACTTCAGGAACCCGAGCGTAATAGCCGCGTGGATAGCGTGATCCTCTGATGTATCCTGCGCCACCGGGACAGTAGAAATCTGCTGGGGAATCTGTTGCGCTGCCTGTTGGAGCTGCTGCATGGCCTGCTGGCCTTCAGGCGTCTGTGCTTCGGGATCAACCTGACCTTGCTGGAGATGAGCCTGTAGTTGCTCGAACTGAGGATTCGGCAATGGACCCGATTTGCTCAGAATCTCAAACTCGCCTTGCTGGTCGGCTACGTCTGCTGCTCCGGGGATATTAAGTTTCGATAGCGTCGGGAAGGAGGAGAACACGCTCAGGTTCTCAGGGTCGTTCATAATCTTCCCATAGAGCGCAACGTTGTTTGACTGCTCTACGAGGGTAGCCATCTGTTCTTCCTGTTCGGCTAGGGTCTGGGGGATTTCAAGCGATTCCGGCTGCACAAGAACCGATCCCTGCAATTTCCCAATCTCAATCTTGAGTTTCTTCTGTCCCGGCAGGGATGCGGAAATGTCAGAGATACGATTCTTGGCCGCCGACTCGATAGCCTGCTGCGATATTGCACAAATCGCTTCACAGAGCGCCGCCCACGGCATAGAGAAGACCTGGAGGGCCTGTTCCCTGCGGAGCCTTGCCGTGCCTACAAATCCTCTATCTTCACTGGATGTTTCCATGTCGCCAAATGCAGCGGGACTTCCTCCGTCCATAGCCTCGGGACCGCCCGATATACACCATTGAATAAATTCAACTTGGGAACTATTGGGACTTGGGACTGCTTCGACTCCTGTAGCCTGTTGGATGGTCTGTCCGTCTCGGAGCTTGAGAGGGGTGATATTGGCTGGATCGTTGGACTGCTGATTGATTTGCTGTACATCAATGACTTCGGAATCGACATAACGTCTCGGAACGCCTGAGCGGAAATACCTGTCTAATAGGGAGATATTGGCATTGAGAATCTTCTGGAGAGGAAGGTAGTTGGTGAGAATCGCTTCCCGGTTTTGACCGTCACCCGGAGAAGGCTGGGCAATCTTCACATGGTCGGATTTCCGGCAATTCCGGCACATCGCGAAGTGACCAGCAGCGTGCCAAACCTCTAAACCATCAGGAAACGTCTCAAACCAGATATTGCGGATATTCTCGTCTGCGATATTCTCATATTCCGAAGGCTCGTAGAAGGTGACGGATTCTGTCGCTTCGTTCTTGTAGGATTCGCCGGAATTTGATGACTGTACCGCCAGCCTGACATTGATCCTCGCTGTTCTGTCTAACTGGTTGGTGTTATCTGTCTTTCCACCTGAAGCAATCTTGGCCCTGATCCAGGGGTACTTGGCCTTGAGTCTTCCTACCGAACCCTCGCTCTCAAACCGCACAAACCCCATTGCGGCTTCGTTATCCGCCATCAGGGGCACTTTGCATTCGAGTTTCCCGAAGACTTGGGTCAATTCCCTGCGGGTAGGCGTCTCGTCATCCTGTTGGGGCGGATCGAGTTCGTTCTCAGGAGTAACGCCTTCAGACTTAGGCGCCCCAAAGGAAATCTGCTTCGCCATCGGGGTTTCTGTACCCCAGCGAGTCTGATCTGCCCATGTATAGGTGAGTAATCCGACTCTACCATCGGTGCAGAAGTACCCAGCCATATCAGTGACGACTTTTTTGAGATCTGCCTGCTGCTGGAACACTTCTACGAACTTCTGAGCCTCCTCCGCTGCGGTTTGGTCGGGAGGATACGTCTCGTCAACGGGGGTAATCATCATCCCCGGCACTTCCCGGCTCAATAATGCGGTTATTTTCTTGTGCCTTGCCCCAAATACGTTGCAGGGGAACAACTTCATGGCATTGGCGGTCTGCATGGCAATCTGCGCCTGACCATTGCCGCTCGAACTCGATGCCGCCAGTCCCCAACCCCGGAATCCGCAGTTGAGGAACTGATAACCCCTGCGAAATAGCCTCATCTCCCATGCCTGAAGAGTTTCCCAGTTCCTAGCCGAGGAATTGCACTTGTCTACCGAGGCTGAGAGGTCGTTAATGACTGAAATCATCTCTCCCAGTTCATCGGGACCATAAACCGGCTGGTCAGAACATGGCCAAGGAGCGTAACGACCCGGAACATAGCCCTCTGGAGGCCATTGCATCGGTGTAATGGCAGGAGCCATCTCTGGGGATTGCTGTTCCGTGGGATTTTCTGTCGGGTCCATTTACTTTCCTAGCGTGCGGACGGATTTACGCCTTGGAGCCTTGGTTGGAAGGTCTTTTCCCTTGGAAGCCTGATTCCACTCGTTCACATCGACGCCTTGAGCTTCCAGTTTGCCCTTGTTGGCATTGAAGAACCGTTCTTGCTTCAAAGACTTGTAAGGCATCAGAACCCTCCAGTATTGACCATCGGCTTTCTGCGCGGAGGAGCCACTACCGGGTTCGGAGTCGGCTTGATAAACGTCTGATTCGCCTCATCAACCATCGACGGACCCTGCTGCGGAGGGGGCTGATGACCCATACCGAGCATTCCCTTCAAGGAATCCATGGGATGATTGGCGAAGTCCACCACATTGTTATAAGCCTGACCGGGACCGTCCAGAATGGGTTGAGCGGCGCCCAGATTGCCTGTTCCGGGTGTATATCTGGGAATCGGCATTACATGGCTCCCATCTGCGGCGGCGGTGCGCCTCCCGCTTCCTGTCCTTCACTCTGCCCCATCGCCTGTTCTACATCGTCAGCGGTATAGCCCTTTTGCTGAAGAATCTGAACGCATTGCATGGCTTCAGGGTCAGATTCGATGGGAGGTGGTCCCTGTTGACCTGCTGGGTCTGCGGCGGCAGGCGGGGGAGCCGAAGTCATGGCGTCGTGGGTGCGCTGGGTGTCTTTATTTGAGAATTTCTTCCCGTCTTTGGCGGCAAAGGCCATTACTGTTCCTCTTTCGGCTGGTTCGCAATCATTTCAGCGAGTTCCTGAAGCTGCATCTGGTCCCAGTTAGTTGTCAGGGTCGGGAAAATCAGTTCCCGCCTCACTGGGAGGGTCTGGGTGACGTGTTTGGCGAGGATTTCCTTCAATTCAAGGTGGTTGGACTCAAGAATCTGCCGGATTTCGGTGATTTCGAGTCGAGATGGAAGCGCATCAATGCCTAGGAACGCTCGAATGCGCTGTTTTAGGGTCATCCTCATAACTGTTACCCCTTTCCTTGGTTACGTCAAGAGATTATTGGTTTCCAACTTAGATGGATTCCATTTTCGCTAGCCAATTTCGTAAAGCAAGGAATGCAAAAGCAACCATGCCGATGTCCGTGGAGATTCCCAGCCACAGATTCCCAGACTGTATTGGTTTCGTCCCACCATGAGGCCGATGGAATACGCCCACATTTATCGCATCTTTGTGATTGCCTGTCCGATAAACCGAAAATCCTCCCAAGGTAAAACCACCATTTTCCAAGCACCACACATCTCAATGCATCCATAATCACTCCCAGTAATTTTTAGGCTGTGCCAGTTTCTTGCGTCTTTCTGTCTCCGCTAACAGCATGAAATGCTTGCTCATGGGGTCGGTTTCCCGCTCCAACTGCTCCCGCCACTCCTCATCTCTGGTCTTCTTCTCTGGTTCCACAGCAAAGGTCATGGCGAGGTTGTCCCCGATGTCAGGAGACGACAGGCCGCGCTTCTTCATATCCTCTTTGCTTTCTAACTGGATGGTGTTCTTGCTGGAGAAGAAATACTCCGGTCCGGTGAGGTCAGATTCCACTTCAGGATCGTCAGGGACTGACCCGGTAACCAGCCAGTCGCGCATATGACCCCAGACTTCGGCTCTCTTGTTGTAGTACATGGACTTGTCTGAAACTGAACCGGCACCGTGGAACTCCTTTAGTTTGAAGTAGGGACGGTTCTTCATCCAGTCCGCGAAGTAGAGGTTGATGTAATCCACCACACCCCCTCCTACTCCGTCACCATCGATGACTAAGGCTCTGGGTTCGTTGATTTTGGCGAAGTACATGGTTCGCATGGCGAGTTGCGTTGTATCGACTCCTCTGAGTCGTTCAAGAATCTTAAAACGCAAGCCCTGTCTAAGGCCGATAACTGATTCATCGTCTCCGAATCTAGCGACGTCCACTGAGAGTATTTTGTGTGCTTTAGATTGGTCACCAACGTCCCGTCGTCTCGCAAGAGCGACAACGTCTGAGGCGATAAACTGAGAACTTCCTGCCCTTGGAAATTCTCCTTTAACTCGAACGCGGCAGAAATCCGAATCTTCACCGTAATCCTCCACCCATCTATCGATCTGCACTTTGTTGGTTCCGGGTACTGTCCTTGAATCGATCTGCCGTGTCTTCCAGCGATGCTTCAGCTTCCCAAAGCACTCCCGAAATCGTCCGGTGTTGACAGTAGGGTTCCCAAAGGCTACCCAGATAATCTCTGTGTCTACGTCAGTGAGGGCGCCTTCGGCTACCTCCCAGATTTTTGCAGGAATGGCGGATGCTTCATCGAAGATGAGAACAATGCGTTTGCCCTGATTGTGAAGTCCAGCAAATGCTTCAGTTTTCTCAAGGCTCCAGGTATGGAAGTCGATACGCCAATTATCGGCATGACGTTTATCTGATGACTTAATGCTCTCCGCAGCAGGCGTCCACCAGTGCTTGTTGAGTGACCGCCCAAACCACTTCTTGACCTCTGGGATGGTCTTGGTTGCCAACTGATCGCCTGTGTTGGCCGTGATGAGGACTCTCGTATCTTCGCAGGTCGAGATGGCCCAGTCCGTAATCCAACTAACCAGGGCGGATTTCCCGATACCGTGACCGGATGCAACGGCCAGTAGGAGAGGTTCAAATCTCCGTATGCTGCTGAGATGCTGTCCGATCTGAGCGAGGATTCTACTTTGCCAGTCATACGGTCCTTTGTGTTCCGAGAGATCCCCTTCCCCCCACGGATATACATAATGTACGAATCCGTAGGGGTCGTGAGAGAGGGAGCCGATAGTCTCGGCTAGTTCCTGTTCGAGATTGGCTTTCTTTCCTATTAGAATGCAACCTTGATCGAACTCAGAACCGGGGTCGGAGGAGGAACGACTTCAATAGCCACCGTAACCGCTTCTGTGTCAGTGAGGGAGAGTCCTTCCGCAGTGGTCAGGCTAGCGGTGATGTTGGCGACGCCATTGGCAACAGCCGTGGTGAGGCCGGTGGAGGGATCAAAGGTGACGATAGCGCCGGCAGTGTCGTCGGAGCTAAGGGTAGCGGGCGGGAGTTCGCCGGTAAAGGGCTGACCAAACTGGTCGAAACCCACAACGGACGCGGTGACTTGCTGTCCAGCGGTAGTGAGGGTAACGGGACCGGGTGTAGGCACTTGAGTTCCTTTCGAGAACTGAACATGAATTGAGTTGAGGTAAGGAGGTTGGTTCTCCCAGACGAGCGTTCTGAGTAACCTAATAATATGGTTGTTCTGTTCAAGCTCGACTAGGGAGAGGTGGTTAGCCCGCTCTGACAACCGAATCAGTTTTGCCAGTTGCAGGTTTTCGATCTGTATTTCCTGGTGCTTGGACATTGTTTTAGTCCTTACCGATTACATTACCCCTAAACCGTGAATTTCTGCATCCAATCACTCAGCAAGGAGATCCCTATGCCAATTGGTCTGTTGTTCTGGGTGATCTACATCATCGCCATTCTGTTTTGCGTCTGGGGCAACTACGCCCCCGGTCAGCCCTTTGCCATTCGCCCCTTTGGTTCCTACTTCGTGTTGTGGATCCTAGTCGGCCTATTAGGATGGAAAGAGTTTGGCGCCGCCGTCAGACCCTGAGCCTTCTCCCTCAGAATCTTCATAAACCACTTCACCCGGTCCCTGCGCCTCAGAGTGGGCCCATACTTAAGCCGCATCTTCAGGTAGTACTTCTCGTCAGCATTCATTGGCTCACCCTCATAGCCCATGGGTGTACCCACAGGCATAAATCCAGAATCATTAAACATAGGATGAGCAAACGACGTGAGGAGTCGATGCGGATCACGGTTCAATCGCCTTAATCTCCTCAGGTTCTCTT